AAATTTTTTTTTTTTTTTATATTTATTAGGTATTTTAATTTTTTAAAAATTTTTTTTTTTTTTTTTTTTTTTTTTTTTTTTTTTTTTTTTTTTTTTTTTTTTTTTGAATAAGAGATAGAAGGGTAAATACTACTATTATATCGTTTCTTTTAAGGTCTTAGTTTCTTTGTTGTATTAGGTAGTTAGGTGGCCTTAAAGTAAAGCTTTCATAAAAAAAACTATATAAGGCGGGAAGTGGAAAGGAAGTGCTCATTTTTAATTAAGCATAATTATATGTGTATTTATTTTGCCACACTTACCGAGCGGTAGACTGCTTGATTTTACTATGCTTTTTCTCTAAGTGTGGCTTTTTTGCCTTATGTGTGGCTTTTTTGCCACTCCATAACTATGCTTAATTACCAGTGAAGGCTTTTTCCTTCATAGCTAAGTATGCGAAAAACCTATACTTTTAATGGCTTATACTAAATTCCTACCTAAGTTTTCTATGGCATAAAGTATGCATATAAAGAGGGAAACTAACTAAAGGGGGAGAGCCTATGAGAGCGTTTGAAGTGAGTGAAAGCTTTAGGGTATTGGAAGAATGGGAAAGCGAAATGGAGGAAACCTACAGCGATTTAGATTCAATGGACGGTTTCAGCGAAATAGATGAGAACGAAATAGACCGATGCTTTGTGGAGGATTAAAACTATGTATACTGAAAAGAATTACAAAAGCAAGAAAGAGTTTAAAGAAGCTTTTAAAAACGGTGAAACTATCAGAGTTTATCAGCCAGGTGGAATTTTTCCAGGTACGCAAACTGGACGGACTACCATTGAAGGGCCGCATTATCCACTTCCCCATAAGTGGTATGCAAGCGTTGAAGTGGAAAACTACATTGTGAAAAGGATAGTTTCATGAAAGTTCAAATTAGAAACGATCAAAACGAAATTATGGACGAATGGTATATTGGAAGAGACGATTACATTTCAAGCGCCGATGTAAAAGAAGTATTAGATAAGGAGTTTATACTTGCAGTTAACGAAATGGATTATAATAAGAGAATGGAGGGAATATGAAAGAAATAACATCGAAAAACTATTGTTACTCTAATTTACCTGTTTTCATAGTTGAAACAAAACAAGCTTGTTATTATGCTAATGATTTAACAGAAGTATTAAATCTATGGAAAGATAATAATGATAATAGCGAAGTGATTAGAGTAGAAAAACTAGGATAATAACATCTAAACTCTAAATGCCTTGCAGGATGATACTTGCAAGGCGTTTTTGTTTGTTTCGTGCAATACATTTACATAATCATATTTCAAGTGATACTTTAAATATATCATCTAAGTGAAATCTAATATATATATATAAAAAATACACATATTAACATATAATTATGCACAATTATACATAATTATATATCTGAAAATTTCAAAAGCCCCCACAAGGTTTGTAAAAATAGGAGGTTGTCTCCGCCATAATATTTCCCAAATTTCATTCCCAAATTATTCCTCATATTTTGTCCCCTCCCATAATTCACCGAATGGCATTTGAATTTCCAGCGCACCAAGTTCTTTCTGAAAACTCTCCCTTACACTTTTAACCGGACTCACACAAGCTATAATTATATTTTCCACTCCCTGCCGAACCAACATTTTTGCAAGTTTAGTCACAATTCTTTGATTTCTAATTCTACTGGAATCGGCAAATTCAGTATTTCCAGTTATTTCTCTAATTTCATCACCGTCTAATACAACGCAATTACCTAGTTGCTCTTTAAGTTTATATGCCAATGTAGTTTTTCCACTATGTTTTCTACCAGTTATCCAAATAATCATCTCCATTCTCCTGTTCCACACCAGTCCTCTTCGCTGATAAAGTTTCCTTTCTTACAAGTATTACACAATCTAATAAACTTATTTTTAGTTTTAAATTTCCTATCACACCTTAAACATTCTCGTTTATAAATGGTATTACTAACCTGAAATCTACTCACATGATAAGTGCTACTCTGCCTTTTCCTTATCTCCTGGCATTTCTTTTTCCCACAATATTTAGCATAATTCCTTCTTGCAGTAAAACTATCCCCGCACACACAGCATGTGCATTTATAAATCTGAGTATGTTCGCCTGAATAAGTCATATCGTTTTTTGGTATAACTATACTCTTTTTTTCTTGACTTGTCAAGTAAAATATTGAATACTATAGTCTAATTGGCGACCTCCTTTCGGGATAGGGGTGGGACTGCCACCACCCCAAATTTTCAGGAGAATTTTATGGATAAGAAATATACCGCAATATTAAAACTTAAAAATATGAATAAGCTACATTTAGAAGAAAGAAAAAATGTAGCCGCATGGCTAAGGCAGAAAGCTAAAGATGTTGTAAAAGAAGGTAATAATTATTCTTCAACTTTTATTGCAACTTATGAATGACAATTCTCCAGTCTTAACTCGCGAATGGTATATAAAATTAGAGCAGCAATCTGCGGCTCAATTTATAAATTTGCCTATAGAGTTCCAGCTTAAAGGATATGACTATGCATATATATGCAAATCTTATTATAACTTCTTTAATTCAGAAACTAATTCTAGAGATGATAAATTACAATTAGCCAAGAAGTTTTTAAGATTCATAAGAAGCATTAATAAGAATAGAGCTAAGCAGGAACTAGGTGAAGAGTTTTTTATTACATTTAATTACTTCATGGAGAATTTTAAAGACCTGCTGTCCAAGCAAGATTTTATACACTTAGAAACTTTACAAGTCTTAACTGATGCAATAGATAAAACGCAGTTTATAGAAGATATAATTTCCGTAGATGAATTACATAGAAGAGTAGAAGCCGTAGAAATAGCGAAACTAAAGGAATTAGAACTAGAAGAAAACTGGGCTGAATTCGAGGGAGAATATAAACTTCTAAACAAACCGGAGCATCTACATGAAAATATCAGAGTTATTGGAGAGTCAGCCTGAGCTTTATATAGAAAAGCCTGACTATGTAACATTAGAGAACGTAAGAATTCATGTAGGCGAAGTTGAAGAAGAAGAACCTCCACTCCAAAACCAAACCCACTCTGTTACCTGCGAAACCTGTCAAAAAGCAATAAATATCTCCGGTAATCCAGTATCAACGTTTCGCCAATGTAAATGGTCTGGTGCAGTAGTATCAAAACACCAAGCGTGCTGTGAAAGGTACAAAACAAGTTGACAGAATACCGCACCATAGAAGATATAGCTGCTGTAAATAGAAGTAGAAGCTTTTCTACTATAGATGCATTATTTAATTATCTAGGTAAAAAAGTAACTCCATCCGCAACTCTACAAGAGATCCTCTCCGCACCAATTAAAGAATCAGAAAGAACACCCACGCCAGAACAGTTAGATAAAATAGTTGATTTAGCTTTAAGTGCAGAAACAGGCGCAATGACTAAAGCTCTCCACGGTGCGGCTCCAGGGAGAGAATTATTTGCAAACTTTGATAAAAAATTCATAGGAACAGGAGAAGGTGGAAAAGCACGTGGGTGGGGGTTTTATTTTACAGATGTGCGAGATATAGCTGCTGATGTATATGCAAAGCATGGCTTAGAATATACTAATTATTATACATATAAAGGGAAAGAATATACTAACCTACGAGAACTTACCTCAGATAAACATACTCAAAGACTAATCGCAGAATCTATTTTTAAGGGCCGACAAATAGACCCTACTAATCCAAAAGCTGGTGCATTAAAACATTTGGAAGGAATTTCATCTATATCTGATACTAGGGAGGCTCGTAATATTCTGGAAAATATCACTTCCATCGAGAAAGGCAAACCAGGCTATGTTTACAATGTAACTCTGCATCCACACAAAGAAGTAGAAAACTGGCTAGAATGGGATAGCGTGGTAACAAAAGAACAACTTTCTTTAATTTCACATAAAGATATTTCAAAGAAGAATATAGCAGAAGAGATTTTAATCGGACAATATGGATGGGAACCTCATGATATAGAATGGAAATTAATCAAAGAGCATAAAACATATAAACAAATGCTAGATGAAGCAGAGGAAGTTACAGGTGAAAAAATACAGATAACTGGTGGTAATTTATACCATGTATTAGAAAATCGTCTTGGTTCCTCCAAAGCAGCTTCCGAATTTCTCGACCGTGCAGGAATAGATGGTATTCGATTTGAAGCTGGTAGTATTATGGGGATAAAGCCTCATGTAATAGAAAAGAAAATTGAAAGTTTACCAGATGAGCAAGCTCAAATAATAGCCAATAAAGTAATAGAAAGATTTGAATTAAAGAAAAAACCAGATTATATTTATACTAAAGAAGGGAAGGGTAAACAGTTTTTAAAAGAATATAAAAATGTTTTTGGCGGAACAATTCAAGATATAGCTGAAAGAGAAGGATTTTTACCCAAGGATTACAACTACGTCATCTTCAATCCAGAACATATACAGATAAATCAGATTGAAGATGTGGCAGGGAACGTGGTGAGAAAATTTTGAACTACCCCATAACTCCATCATGGTTATTTGCTCTGTCTAAAGAATACTTAGAGTTCAAAGATTTTGGACTTCTACATAAGTATTTATGTGCTAGAATTTGTGAACCAAGGAGAGCACAAGTTAGAGTTATTTTAATTCCTCGTGGATTTTTTAAGACAAGTCTTTTCACTTATGCACATAATACTGCTTTGTGCCTGGAGAATCCTAATATTAGGATTCTCCAAGTATCAGGAGTTTTAGCAAATGCTAAGGCAATGGTATCTAAATGGTCGAAAATATTTACGCACAATGAACTCTTCAGAGATAGATTTAAAGATTGGTGTCCTAAGAATCCGGAGAATCCTGAAACTAAATGGACCGAAGCTGCTGTATATTTACCAAATAGGACTATACATCATGCGGAAGGGACACTTGAGGCTTTTGGTGCAGATTCGACTATAGTTTCACGACATTATGATTACATGAAATTTGACGATATTGTAACTCCAGAAAATTGTACTACAAGGGAACAAATGGAGAAAATCATCAAATTTGTAAAGGAATGTTTCGGCTTGTGCGATAATAGGATGCGTACACCAATAGATATAATTGGAACTACATGGGATGATGGCGATTTATATGCACATTATACCAAAAAGTTTCTAGATTGCATTAAAGCTGAAGTTGCTCCAGAAGTAGAATTAATCAAGATTCCGGCGACATATCAGAGAGAGTCTGGTAATACAATTGGAATTGTACTTCCATTTCAAGAGGGAGAAAGTATATTTCCAGAGAGATATTCTACGGATGAATTAAAAAAAGTTGAAAAAGAAGATCCAGAAACATATGCAAAGTTTTACCAACTCGATCCTGTACCTCTTGGTGACAGAACTTTTACCGATTTCTATTATTATGATGATCTGCCTGGCGATTATTCTAAATATCGTAAGTTTATGACCGTTGATCCTGCACCAACAAAGAATCCTACAAGTAACTATTCTGCTATTAATATCACCGCCACAGACAATGATAAGAACATGTTTTGTGCTTTGTCTTGGCGTGATAAGGTTAATCCTGATAAGTTAATAGATAAGATATGGGATTTTTATTTTAAGTATGAGTGTGAATGTGTGGGAATCGAGTCAGATGTTTACCAAGTGGCTCTTAAATATTGGTTGTATGAAAGGCTGACAAAAGAAACTGACAAATTCATGAAGATTGTAGAATTAAAGGCCAGGGGAAAGGCCAAAGAGGATCGCATTAGTGCGCTCGCTCCGTACGTTAACACGGGGAAGTATAGATTTTTAAAATCACAAAATACTCTTGTGTATTCTCTGTCTCGATTCCCTAAATCTAAAGACAGAGACGAAGCTGATGCTGCTGCATATCAGCTTTTTCTTGTAAAACCATCAAATTACAAAGAAACTAAAAAAGAAGATTCTAATAGTCTAAACAACTGGAAGCGGAAAATTAAAACTATCAGAGGAAATCTTGGACGCGCTGCTAACTACATTGGAGGCTGAATTGGAATGGATTATTATTGCCATAGGAATTATAGGAAATTTAATATTATTTGCATATGGGTACGGTAAATTGACTTCGTATGCAGAAAAAAATAAAGTAGATATAAAGGAAATAAAAGATAATTGTGGCACTCTCAGAAGAAATTGTCATGATGATTCTTTAAGGGTTGATAAAACTATTTTTGATAAATTGGAAGATATAAATAATAATATTTTAAAACTTTCAATTCAAGTTGCAAAATTAGAAAGAGATCAAAATGCGTAAGATTATATTTATTTTAGCAATCCTTCTTTTCTGCACAAATGTATATGCGGCAGACATTACACTGAAATGGGACGCTTCGGTAGGTGCTACAGGCTACCGAATTTACCGCAGCGTGGACATGGGAGCTACCTGGACGATGGTGCAGGAAACGGGTGCGGTCACTGAGTTTGCACTGACCGGCCAGCCTGACACGCTCACGCTCTATCGTGTTGGGGCGTTTAACTCTCTAGGCGATGCTATCCGATACGATGCAGGAGCGTGGTCATGGGCAAGCGCACCAAAACCGCCAGCACCGGCGACAGGAACGGGGATTCAATAGAGTGGGCCTTGACTCTCGCTTTCTGCAATCGTGTGCTCAGGTGGGGAATGGAGCGTGAGGCGGAGAGCATGATGCAGAGCATGGAGGAGTGCAGGGCGTACAGGTACAAACGAGCGAAACGCTTAATGCTAGACGAGGTGTATAAACATGGCATGGACAGCGGCAGTAATCAGTAAAGATTTCGTGAATGGGTTTTATGTAGTCAATGTTCGTTATACGGATGGAACAAGGAATATTGACGAAACCTACAAAGCGCAAGTTCCGAAAGCTACATGGATACCGGATCAGGTAAGGTCTAAGATTTCACAGCTTGAAGTGGCCTCTGGTTTCGATATTACTGTTGGGCCTGTAACTCCATCAGACCCGATTGTCACAGACACAGATAGAAATTTGTTCGGCCAGCGGATTAAAATGCTTGAAGTGGCTAAAATCCTCATTGATCTTGGGATTATACAGGCTACAAATCCTAAAGTGGTGGCGCTCGGAACTTGGATTAAAAACAATTTCGACGCTTACATTGAGCAGATTGACCTATGGCGTTAAGCCTCGGCACAAATTGCGGATTTGTAACATCAGCCCCCTCTGCTGATCCTGCTGATACAAATTTTGGGGCTGATGCCTATGGCCTTGTCCATAAACACACATTGCCAGCGGACGCGTCAAAAGTCACTGAAATAGGATGGTATTGTGATAATGCGACTGAAGAGGCTAATTTCAGGGTGGCTCTTTATGACAATAATGGCGCAGTCGTGCCAGGAGAAGCGGGAACTCGTTTATTTTTGAGTTCAAACGCTGCAAAAGGAACTACCGCTGGTTGGAAAAAAATTACCGTAGATTGGGATGTGTCGTCATATGCAGGGACAGATTTATGGATAGCGATAGGTTTAGATAACACAGCTACAGCGACTAACAGTAACTATAACGCAAGCGGTGGAGGTGGTTTAGACGCTAGGACGGTTCCGGAGCTTCCTGACCCATTTGGAGGTGGGGCGATTGCTGTAGGTTCTGGTATGTTTGCTATTTATGCAGTTTGGGAGGCGGCGGGGGGGTCGACACTTACAATAAATATATATGATTCATTAAATCAAACGGAGGCTTTAGATTAATGAAAAAGCTACTTTTTATTATTCTGTTGTTAACTGGTTGTGCAACAAATAATCAAACAAATATTCTTGCGCAGACTTCTGCACAACTTGATCCTATCGTAGAAACCTTGGCAGTAGATTGGCCTAAAGCGTCTGGTTTGATTCGTGGTGTAATTGGAGTTCATAAATTTCCACAAGAAATAACTGGCCCGATGGATGAAATAGATTCTTGGTGGAAAAATCCTGATGGTACATGGAAAGAAAAAGTAAAGCTTTCAACTTATCAAAAATGGTATATTGCAGGTGTAAGATATTCACATACTGGAAAATTACTTAGAATTTACGTTGAAAGTTATGCTCCTGGGCTGCTTTTGGTTCCTGAAACATTAACATTATTTTCATTTTTGGGGTTATAATATGTTTACAAAATTATGGACAGTGAAATTAAGTGATTTTGAAAGAGCATTTATAATTGCTGTTTTAAGTGGCCCACTTGGAATTTTATATGATTGGGCCATTACAGAGAATTTTCAATTTAGCTGGAGATCGCTAGTTAAGGGTGCGGTGGCCGGTGGCGCAGCTTATTTACTAAAAAATTTAATGACAGGCAAAAATGGAAAGCTATTCAGAAATTGATTGTCTAAAGTGTGAATATAATCAAAAATGTTGCAGAGAACTTGGTGTAACATTAACCAAAGAAGAAGTTTTATCTGAATTTTTTGATGCAAAGGTTGTACCGTTAACCGAAAGTAGAAAAATTTTAGGATATGTAATGGTTTTAAATAAAGTAAATGGTGCATGTATATATTTAAAGGATGGTTTATGTGAAATATATGAAAACAGGCCACAGGTCTGTAAAAAATTTACTTGTGTAGGTAAATCATGGCACAAATGACTTCCGATGAACGCGGCGAGATAATAGAGGCTCCACAGGCCAGTGAAGTATATGAAAGATTACCTGAGCCTAAAAAGAAAGGCATAAAATCAGATAAAGTTAAAAAATGGGAAAATAGAATTGAAGTATCTAGAAAAATAAGAGATAGGAAGCTAAAAAATTTAAATACTCTTATAGATTTTTATGAAAATCGCCAATGGCATACAGATGATGGTGTTCCTGTATTAAAAGATAAAACTACTGTAAATATGATGTTTGCAAATATAAAGAAAGAATTACCATATCTGTATTTTCAAAATCCAACGCCGATCATAGAGCCAACAAGGGCTGAATTTGAATTAAAAGCTTTTGCTATGCAGGAATTACTTAAACATTACACTAAATATAACATGCGAACAGAGCTTAAACGGCATGTTAGGCTTGCAATATTAGATGCAAAATTTTCATTTGGTTGTCTTAAAACGTCATATACTCCTAGATTTGGAGTTAATCCAAACAAAGGAAAGCCAATTTTAGATGCAAGTGGAAACTATATGTATGATGAAGAAGGAAACATTAAAGCTCAACCTGATGATATTTTAATTTCTGAACTGTATTATATAGAAAGATGCTCACCAAGAGAGATGCTTATAGATGCAAATTGCAGAAATTTTATTGAAAGAGCAGCTTGGGTAGGACAAGAAATAGTAAAACCGCTTAGTTATTTAAAAAATCATCCATTATATAAAAATACAAGTACACTAACTAGAAATGTAGAGCTTGCAGACACTATTAAACATAAAACAACAGAGGAAATTCAAGCTGTAAAAGAATTATCTGACGATGATGACACTCAGCTTGTAAAATTTGTAGAAATATATGATTTTGAAAACAGTGAACTTTTGTGCTTACCTGATAATCATGAAGATTTTATAAGGGAAGAAAAAATAGACTTATACCCGTATAGCTTTTTAAAATTTAATGAAAGTCCAGATAATTTTTATCCTCTTGCTGATGCAGAAGTGGAGAAACCATTGCAGCAAGAAATAAATGTCGGGCGATCCTTGATGATTACCCACGCGCGAAGATCGGCAAGAAAGTATTTCTATTCTGAAGAAACTTTCAGGGGAATTGAAGAATCTGAAGGAATAGATGCACTTAAAGACCCTGAAGATATGACACTTGTAAAAGTTTCAGAATATGATAAGCCACCTGCTCCAATTCAAATGGCAACTCAAGACCCAGTTATTTATAATAATTTAATTCAAAGTCAAATGGATTTTGATAGAGTTGTTGGTTCTACAGAAGCAGAACGTGGACTATCTGAAAGACGCAAAACTGGACAAGAATCAGGTTATCAAGAATCTCACGGTGCAGTAAGACGCGGCGACAAACAAAGTTTAGTTGCAGATTTTATTGTAGATACATACATAAATCTAGCAGATTTAATGCAGAAAACTTTGACTATTCCACAAGCAATTAAAGTCATAGGAAAATCTGGAATTTTTTGGACGCAAGTTACAAGGAAAGATATACAAGGTGAGTTTTTCTTTGATGTAAATGTCTCAGAAATGCGGCCAGCTATTCCAGAAATGGAGAGACAGGAATTAGTTGAGTTTGCCAATGTTTTAACTTCCATAGTTGAAAGAATTTTGGCAAGTCCAGTTGGGCCTGTAATTTTTAATATTCAAGGATTAGTTGCTGAGTTTGCAAAATCTTATCCAAGTATTAATGCCGAGAAGATTTTAAACATGAAGGTTACACCTGAACAGATAGCGGAACTTGCCATTCAACAAATGATGCAAGGTGGTCATGGACAGATCACTGGTGGAGAAAATCAATGAGTGAATATTCTTATGAAGAAAATCAAGATTTAATATGGACTATTCCACATTCAGACAATAATGAAGAAAATAAGACATGTATGGATTGGGATTTAAATAAAACAAATTTTACTTATTGGCCTAAAGAGGAGCTTTAAATTGCCGATCTACTGTTACGAATGTTCACACCCGCGATGCATGACTCAATTTGAAGAATTTTATAGAATAAATGAAAATTCTGGAAAAACATTATGTCCACGATGCGGAAACACAGCATTTAAAATTCCAGCAATTTTTACTCCAAGAATATTTAAACAAAGAGTATTTGCAGACGGAACAAAAACTCCAGAAAATGTAAATACTCCAAGTCAAGAAAAAGCATGGATGAAGTCTCAAGGAATTACTTATGATAAACCAACTGGAATCGAAAAAAGACATATCAGGGAGGAGCGTCATAGAAAATCTGAAACTGCTATGTCACTTGCTTTTAGAGATGCAGTTAGTAAAGTTGAACAGGGTTATAAAGTTAACAAGAAACCTAAAGAACCAAAGAGATTAAATTTTAGCGTATAGGAGGGCAAAATTATGCCTTGTGGAACTAAAAAGAAAAAGAAGAAAGGGAGGAAGTAAAGATGACTACACTGAAGGAGCTGCTGGACAGTCTGGAAATTAAAACAGACGATCTTGAAGAGGAAGAAAAAAAAGAAGAAGAGTTGGATTTGACTAAAGTTAAGCTTGAGGATATTCCTGAAGCTCAAAGACCAATCTTTAAAAAACTTATAGATACAACTGAGCAACTTAAAAATGATGTAGCAACAAGAGACTTGGCTATTAAAACAATTAAACAAGCATTTCCGAAGCAAGAGAAAAAAGAACCGGAGAAGAAGGAAGCAAAGAAAATCTTTGGCGTTCTCGATCCTGACGATCCTTATGCTCCAGTGTTTTCAAAGATGGAAGAAGCTTTAACTGGAATGGCAAGGGAAAAGGAAGTCAATCAAGAAGAACAATTTAAAACTAATTTGATAAAATTTGCAAAAGAACATAAAGATATAGTTAGATATGCAAATAAAATGGATGAAATTGTAGCTGAAAATCCAACTCTAATGCGAAATATTCCAAGATTGTATAATTTGGCAAAAGTTGAAATGGAAGGAGGTGAAGATAAACAGTTCGAGCATCAAAGTAAGATTAAGAAGTTTCAAACTGAACGGTCTGGGCCTGCAAATGTAAAGGATACATCAAACGTAAAAAGTATTTCTGAAGCGTTTGATGCAGCAGAAAAACAAATTAACTCTCGGAGGTAATTTAAAATGGGGGCTGTAAGCCTAACTTTGTCTTATGGTGATCTTCTCACCACAACGATGTTCAACTACAGGAACACCTTTTATGATAATATTTTCAACGCTATTCCTGTATTTGTAATGTTGAGAAATAAGAAGAGAACGGAACAAGGCGGTGAGAGGATTGCAATTCCTCTTGCTATCTCTATGAACAAAACCTTTAAATCAATGACTGGCTATGATCCTATTGATACAACTCCTCAGGAAAATCTAACTACTGTGTTTAGTAATTGGAAGGAATTTGCAGGTTCTATCGGTATTTCTCGAAGAGAAGAGAATATGAATCGTGGCAAATTTCAAATTATTAACATGCTTTCTGCTAAGACTCAAGTTGCAGAAATGTCGGCTGCTGAAAGTTTGTCAATTCAAGTTGTTGGAACTATTGCAACTTCTGATCCAACGCTTGACCTTTCTCCTTTGACATATCTTGTTCAGGCTGATCCTACTGCATCTAAATCTGTGCAGGAATTGAATCAGTCTACATATGCAGTTTGGCAAAACCAGTATCGTGATGGAACTGCAAGTTCTGATACCTCGTGGGCTGCTTTTCTGAAGGGGATGGAGCATCTTTATAATTCTTGCAGTAAAGGTGGCGGTGCTGGCAAAAGATCAACTCCTAACTGGATTGTCTGTGATCAGGATTATTATGAGACTTATATCGCAGCGTGTAGGGACAAAACCAGGATTATTAAATATGATGAAACCATCGCTAATCTTGGTTTTGGTGGTGCAAAATTTAGAAACGCTATTCTTACCTGGGATGAGCATCTCCCTGATATTAATAGCGGAACTTCGATGACTGTTGACACCGTTGCCTCGTACACTAGAACTTACTGTAATGCAATTTATCTTAACACTGAGTTTCTGGAGTATGTGGTAATGGCTGGTTCTGACCTTGATGTTGGGCCTTTTATTAAGCCTGAGAACCAAGTTGCCAGAACTGCAATTATTTACAATATGGCTAACGTTGTTTGTACTAACCGGCGTAAACAAGGTGTTCACTTTAAATGTTCTAAGTCTATTACCAGTTAACTAACGCATTAATTTGCAAGGAGAAAGAATTATGATTATTCAGAGAATCAATCGAACAAATCCTGAGAAAGTGTTTGTTGTGGTTCGTAACGATGAAACCTCTGCTCTCACTAAAGGTGCTTTGTGTTCCTTTAAATTTGATGGAACACGAAACGGCCTTGATGTAGAGAAGTCAGATGCGGCTGCAAACGCTCATCTTATTGCAGGTATCGCTGATACTGCTATTGCCGCTGGTGCTTATGGTCTTGCACAGTGTTACGGTGTAAGAAGCGATGCAATTATCATTAAGTCTGGAACTGCAACGAATAAAAATGCTGCGGTTGGAGATGCTTTGATTTTTGACTCTAGCATCACTGGACTTTCTGGAGTTGCCGCTGGTGCTGCATCAGCATATTTCCCTGGTTTTGTAATGGGAGAGACAATGGCTTCTTCTTCTGCATCTGGTGGAACTACTACCGCTACTGTTTTTATCCGCCTAATGTAATTTAGGAGGTACTCTGATATGGATTTTGTTTACAGATGCAACCGATGTGGAAAGTTAGTTTATGAGTATCAAATAGCTTATTGCTCCCATAGGTGTAAATCCTGTGGGAGCAGTAAGTTTGAACCTGCAATTCAAGATTTAACTTCTTTTGGAAAATGGTATTGTAATTTAAGAAATAAATTTGGAATGTGGCGAAATGAAAAAATTGAAGATATCGGATTTTGATATTTTAAAACAATTTGATAAAATTATAGTCACTGGGCCTCCTAGGTCTGGAACGACTATTTCAGGGCTTATATTAGCGAATGAGTTAAATTATAAATTCGTTGATGAAACATTTTACGATGGAAATAATTTAAAAAAGTTTACATGGTTTCTTGGTTATCCAAATAGAAAAATGGTAATTCAAAATACTTCTTTTACTAGAGATTTACACATTTTATCAAGGTTTTATAGCTTTGCAATAGTTTTAATCAGAAGAAATATAAAAGATATACTGGATTCTTTCGAGAATAGCAAAAAATTTCCAAAAGATAAATTAAGTTCTCCTGGTATGTTTACAAGTATAGATGAAGAGGCGCAGAAAATAATTGGCAAACATTATAATATGAAAGAAGATCAAACTCTTCCAGAAGTAATTTATTCGTGTATTGAAAGTAATATGTGTTTAATGGATCAAGATAAATTATTTGAATTAAATTATGAAGATTTATCTAATAATAAATTATTTGTAAAAAAGGAGGATAGACGCAAAAATTTTAATCATATAAAACAAGTGAAAGTTGATGATCCACATTATTTATCTACCAAAATGGGAGTGATGGTGCTATGATATTCTTAATCGGACACGGATACGTTGGAAGTGAAATTGCCCATCAATTGCAATTATCTGGAAATAAATTTGTTCATTTAAATCATGATTATTTTTTAAAAGAAGAAATAATTGGCTTAGATTCAAAAGATAGTATAGTTATTAATGCAGCAGGATATGTTGGAACGCCTAATGTAGATGCCTGTGAGGATAATAAAAAAGACTGCATTTATGGAAATATAATGTGGCCTTTATTGCTTGAACAAAAGTGTGGCGATACTCCAGTAATTCACATTGGGAGTGGCTGCATATATAATAATTATTCTCAGGATTATTATTATACAGAAGAAGATGAACCAAATTTTAATGGTTCTTTTTATTCTCTGTGCAAATCTTTTGCTGAAGAACTTATAAATTTAAGTAAATCATATATTTTAAGAATAAGAATTCCATTTACCTCATACGATCATCCTAGAAATTTCTTAACTAAAATTAAATTATATGATAAACTTATTAATACTCAAAACTCAATTTCAAGCTTGGAAGATGTAGCTAGAGTAGTTTTATTTTTCATAAATCAAAGGCCAAAGCCTGGAATTTATAATTGTACGAATCCTGGAAGCATAACAACTTATGGAATAACTCAATTAATGGGAATTAAAAAACAATGGTTTTCTTCTTATGAAGAATTTATGTCAACCGTTAAAACAGGGAGGTCAAATTGTCTACTTAATACAGAAAAATTAGAGAGAATTTACAAGATTCGACCCATTGAAGATGCCATTATTGACTCTATTAATTAAAAGGATGAACCATGACTGAACAATTTGTTGGAAAAGTTGGGGAAGGAAGCAGATTGGCGGTTATAGCAATTTGCACTCTTAGTCAAATTCAAAACAAGGCATATTCAACTCATTTGCAATTTGCGTATAGATTGGCAAAGGATAATCCAGATTTTAGATTTCTTTTGTTTACGCCCTGGAGAATGACTATTGCAAATTTCAGAAATACTGCTGCTAAAGCTGCCCTTGATTCAGAAGCAGAATTTTTGATGTTTGTTGATGATGATGCAGTTTTGATAGATCATAATGCAAGTTTATTTAAACTGCTAAGAGAAAAAATAGAAAATGATGAAAATAAACATATCATTTCCCCAATAACTTATGTTCGTGGTTTTCCTTTTGAACCTATGTTCTTCAAATGGGTAAAAGACTCTGATTTGATTAAAGAAGGAGTTGGACTAGATCATTATAGAGATTTCAAAGATCAACCTGTTGACGAAAAAGGCTTGCTTGAAGTTGCAGCTATTGGTTGTCATACTTGTTTAATTAAAACTGAAGTTTTCAAGGCAATTGAAGAACCATTTTTCATGACAGGTATGCATAACACAGAAGATGTTTATTTTTGCATGAAATGTCACGATTATATTAAAAACATTGGTATACATGTAGATACAACAATTCATTCTTCGCATTTGCTTGATCCTCTGTATGTAAACGATTATAACGTAGAAACCATGAGAGAATTTTATAAAAAGCTTAGACTCATGGAAACTATTGATTGGCCTGGAGTTGTTAATTTTCAGCCCCCAAGAATAAAATCTGTTATCGCAGAACTTGGGGAGGAATTTGAAGAATGAAAACCTGTAAATATTGTGGTATGCCAATAGATTTTGAGTATGATAATAATATAGATGTACTCAAAATAGCAGAAGAAAAAGGTTTTGATATAGACAAATTAAGATTGAGCATTGGAGGCGGCTCAGTAAGATATTCAAATTGTTTAAATTTAGAACTAATCCCTGGAAATAAAAAAGTTGATGGTGATATTTTTGGCGACATAAGAAAAGGAGTTAAGTTTATAAAAGATGATACATTTTATGAGATATTACTTATTCATGTTATAGAGCACATAGAAAGAAAATATCATCAAGGCGTTTTAGATGAAATTTGGAGAATACTTAAACCTGGGTGTAGATTTATAATGGGTTATCCTGAATTCGTTGAAACAGCAAAACATTTCATTGAAAATAAATATGGAGGTAGATGGAAATTTTACAATCCTTGCGTTTATGGTAGGCAATCGTATCCTGGTGATTATCATGTAACTGCTATGGAAGTGACAGACATTTCAGATAGACTTATTTCTTCTGGATTTGTAAATTTAAACATTAAGAGAAACGGCATTGACACTACTATAATTTGTCGCAAAGGTGAAAAACTAAATTATTTATAGGGGGCTAAAATGGAAAATGTATTTGATCGAATTGCTTTATTTAGGAAAGAAAAACCAGACGAAGGGAAACAAAGGATTAAGCGAATTCCTTGGGATTTGATTAGCATAAAAGGCGGTGGATTCATGGTTTCTCCTATGCCTATTCCTGCAAATATGTTTGGAGAAACTTCAACGTCAACTACAGCTTCAGAAATTTATGATATGCTTGACGATGATACTTATAGAGAAATTGATGAAGTAATTGATATTGAATTTTTTGAAAGTGAAGCCGTGTTTACAAGTAAATTTGAAAATGTGTTTGGATTTTGGGATGAAGATAATGCTCAATCTAAACAATTTGGCTATCCTTGTGCTTCGGGGATTTAAATTATGGCTCTTACTAAATATATAAACTACTATCTTGACTCTAGCGGTTATTATCGGAGAATACCTTGGGATACATGGATGCAAGATGGAGCATTTGCTGGATTATCTCCAGTTGGAATTTCAACTGGAGATGGAGCTATACATTTTGACTCAAATGGAGTTGTTTCATGCGATGTAGATTTCATTGAAATTGACATGGATGGAAATTCAGATATGGATATTACAAAATTAGCATTGCAAACAGATGAAAGAACTTTCAGGGAAGTATATGAAAATGTGACAGGATTTTACGAATCTGAAGATTCACAAACTTATGAATTTGATTTCGACAAACCGGAGTATTACGAATGAGAACTTTTCTGCAACTCCAAGAAGATTTGATAACTCAACTTAAAGAATCATCTACTGATCCTAATTACTGGAGTAGGCAAGAAATTAAAGATGCATTAAATGATACATGTATTTTTATAGCAGATGAAACACATTGCTTTAAGTTGAGATTTATTATAGAAGTTAAAGCTGGAATGAGATTATATAAACTTCCAGAGAATTATATTTTTGGAAGTTTACACAGAGTTGAATTTGATGAAGAAGTGATTTATCCAACTACTTCTGCTGAATTAGATTCTCACTCAAGTTCATGGAAAAGTGAAAGTGGTAGGCCAAGGAACTATTTACAAGATATTTGTGAATCTGATGAAATTGTTGTTTATCCTAAGCCAGATGCAGATGGCCCTGCATATAATGTTGCAGACGATTCTGATTCAGGAGATTATGGAACAATTACAACTGTTGGTGATGATTCATATGAAGAATTTAACTCTGAGGAAGGTGTAATTGTAGATGAATCAACCGGAGAAGCACATTTTGACGAAACAGAAGGAACTGGGCCTGTTGTAGATATTAGAACGGCTGAAGATAATTTGCAAATATTTGCAGCGAAATATCCGAAAAGACTTTTTAACGATACTGAGGTTTTTCTTCATCCAGTATCAAACAATCCAAGAAAGATTTTAACTCTTGGAAGTATGGCTATTTTGTTAAGCAAAGAAGGCGAAGGAAAAGATATTCAAAAAGCCAGTTATTATAATAAAAGATTTATGGAAGCTTGTAATATGTTTAAAAGACCACAGATTAAACGTATGCACAAAATGAGAAGTATTACAGATGGATCACATGGAAATTACAATGAACGTGGAGATTTAAATTTAGGAAATAACTATCCCTCCTATTTCGTGAGGTAACTTATAATGGCTGATGTAACTTACTATAAGGGATATATAGGTGAAGAAGATTTAAATATAGGATTATCTACATTTGTTCGTAGAGATAAAGATGGAGCCTATAGACAATTAACTCAAATAAACAAAGATACATTTAAAATAGATTGGTATTTTGATGTAAGAGATTATGCTGATTTTCCTACAGCGGTTACTGAGTTAAATGCATATGGAACTAATGTTTGTTTGTTAATATCAGAGGAGTGTGTTGTTGATGCAGATGTAACTTGCAATGCAGAGGTTTATTTAAAACCAATAAAAGATGGACTGTTAAATGTAAGTTCTGGATATACAGTTACCGTTGATGCTCCATTAAATATTATAGATTGTCACCAGAAAATATTTTCTGGTTCAGGAACGGTAGCTTTTTCAAAAATTGGAGAAATTAATCCAGCTTGGTATGGTGTTTCTGTTGATGAAACAGGCGGTAACAATAGTACAAATTTTGCTAAGATTATTACAGGAATGGTGGCTGGTTCAAGTATTAAATTTAATGGTGAATATACCATTTCTGGAAATCTTACAATTTCAAAAGCATGTACTATCTTTGGATATACAGCTACATTTACTTGGGCCTCTGATACTACAGCAAGCAGGGGATTACTTGTAACTGCTTCAAATGTGAAATTTTATGGATTAACATTAGATGGCCCTCAACATGATTCACAGGTGGCTACTCAAGTGGGCATTTATGCCTATGGTGCCGATGCGTCAAATTATATTACTGGATTGAAAATAAAAGACTGCGAGATAACTGATTGGACGTATGGGATTCAAGGAGCTTTCATTCAGGATTTTGATATTTTAGATAATTATCTATACGATCTTTACAGTGTTGGAATGAGCTTGGCTTCTGCTAGTGATGGAAAAGTGTGCAAGAATCATGTTAAAGATATTCTAGGTTCTGTTGGTGGAGTTGCTTATGGAATTGCAATAACTAGAACTGCCGGAGCGATTGCAACTTATCCTAGAAGTTCAGATATTATAGTAAGTGAAAATATAATTGACAATGTGGATTTGTGGGAAGGGTTGGATACTCATTCAGGACAAAATATTACATTTGCAAATAATATTGTCAAGAATTGTAAAATAGGAATTGCAGGGGCAACTAGTAATAATGAGTCATCAGTTGAAACTTACGCTCCCTTGGAATTGACCATAATCGGAAACAAGGTCATGTCCGGCGTTACTGACGGAACGGCTTATTATGGAATCGTAATGGTTGGGGCCGGAACAGCGGGTTCAGTTACACAGTATGCCACCGGCTCTATCGTTGGGAATTTCGTTAAAGGTCACGGTGCAGAAGCAACGGCCACGCATGGTGGGATAGTAGTTTATAAGACACAAAATCTGAAAATTGCCGATAATATTCTATCAGAGTGTGGATCAAACGGAATCGAACTATATTATGACAATGACGGTTTCAATATCACCGGAAATACAATAACCGATGTTTGGTCAAATACTCGTTCTTCTAATGGAATACAATTTGATGGAAGGGGAAATAAAGGTTATTGTGGCGGAAACTCATTTCATGTAGGGAGTAAATCAGCAACCTATGTAATGACATATGCAATAATCACAGATACCAACGATGTTTCTCCTACAGATTGCAATATTATTCTTGGGCCGATGTATTCCGAATGTACTTATGATTATGGTGGAGATTGGGGTGGAGTAGGATTTGACAAATCTAGTGGCGGAATGTTTACAATTAAGCACGTTATATCTTACGCAGATTTTGCCGCTGCCGTTACACACGATGGACATATTGATTTACCCGCTGGTGCAGTTGTTACGGATGTTTGGTGGAGCTTAGATACAGAATTTTCAGGCGGTGCAGTTTCAGCGGCTACACTTCAATATGGTGTGGCCGTTGTTGACACAGACGGTTTTTTCCCTGCTGAAGATATATTTACTGGAGCAGGAACTGGATATAAAGATTCTGCAATTACCAGCAGAGGTGTTTTACTTTACAGTGCAGGAAGCATACCAATAGAATATTTTTGTACTGCAAATACTGTACTCAGGGCAACAATTACATTAACTGGAGATACTGGAAATCATCTTGAGGCAGGTCAAGTTACAATATGGACTAAAGGTTACAGGGTTAAATAATGTATAAAAACTTTCTAGTTAATTTCCACAAGGGTTTACGCAGAAAAGGATCACCACGAATATTTGATGATGGTGAATGTTCTATTGCTCAAGATTGTTATTTTGATGAAATTGGAAATATCTTTTCACGAAAGTTTTTAAATACAATAACTGAATTTGATCGTGCTATAAAAACTATTTTTCCATATAGCAAATGGCCTGTAGTTGCCACTGAAGATGGTTATTTATATAAATACAGTGGAGATTTAATCTCAACTGAAATAGGTTATGATAAATTTTCAGGCGTAGAATATGATGATATTTTGTATTTTGGAACAAAAAGATACGACGGAACAAACTTGCATGACTCTGGAAATGTTGTTCCGACTACAACTCCAACTGTAACCACAAGCAATTCTGAAATAACAGATTGTGGCTCTGTTTGGACTGCGGCGACTAGTGTTACTGCAAGTGTAGATGAACATGATTATGTGTCAAATCCAGACGATGCAACAGATATTTCTTCATGTAAATTAGTTATAGCAGATGGATTTACGACTGGAAATATAGCTACTTTTGCTATAACATCTAAAAACTTAACTTCATATACTCACATTGGACTGTGGATTAAATCAGATACCAGTATAAATTCTGGCGTATTACAATTAATGTTAGACAATACTGCGGCGTGTGCAAGTCCACTTGAAACAATTAATATTCCAGCATTAACTATAAATGAGTGGACTTGGGTAGTTTTAGATTTATCTAATCCAGCTTTATTGACTGCTGTAATTTCTATTGGTTTAAAAGCTGCATCTGATCCTGGTGCAATAACTGTTAGGCTTGATAGAATAATCGGCATGATAGAGGGCGAGTTAGACGGAGAATATTATTATAAATATTCTTATGTAGATTCAAATGGAAAAGAATCAGGGTTATCAGATGCGTCAGACGCAATAAATCTAAAAGAAGAAAAAGCAAGTGTAGTTGTAACTGCTAGTTCCGTAAGTAAGGTAAGTTACATTAATCTATATAGATTAGGCGGAACACTTACAGATTGGTATTATGTAACTCAGGTAGCGAATACAACTCAAACTATTGTAGATAATGATAATGATGATGATTTGGTTACATTGGCAGAAGATGATGTAAATGATGCTCCGCCAACTGGTTTAAGTTTTTTAACTGAACACTATGAGAGATTAATTGGCGCAAAAGATACTTCATATTTAAACAGTATTCAATTTACAAAAGAATATGAACCTGAATATTGGGGAAATGCATTAAGCCAGCAATATTTAATTTCAAACAAAGATGCTTGCACTGGATTGCTTTCATGGGGAAGATATGTAATTTTTACAAAGAAAAACAAAGTATATGTATGTGAAGGTTCTGATCCTACAACATGGCACATTAGAAGATCAGATAGTTGTTATGGAAATTTATCTCCGTGGGCTTTGCAGTTTTATAAAGCTCCTATAATTTTAACATACGCTGGCCTAGCATTTTTTGATGGCAACATAGATGTAAGTTTTTCAGATAAAGTAGTGGATTGGTTTAAAGAGAATAAAGATTATTTGTCAACTGCTAATGGAACAATTTTTGATAACAAATATTATCTTGCTATTTCTAATAAAGTTTTGGTTTATGACTTTATTTTAAAAATATTTTATGAATATGACCTGAGCTTATCTGAAATAGCATACAATTATTTAGATAATAAATTATATGCTGGGCATGGAAATAATTTAGTAACGCTTGAAAACGACACTGGTTCTGAAACAGTAAATTTCAAAGTAAGAAGCAAAGCATATCCATTACATGATGTTCCTGGTTATCCTGGAAATCTTAGAGACTTTATTATTAATATTCATAGTTACAACCAAACTGTTACTTTAAATGTTTACATAGATGAAGTTTTGAAAGATAGCATTGAATTATCTTCTAAGAAGTTGACTAGATTAAGAAGAAAATTTGACGCTAGTTTAAAAGGAAACTTTGCAGAATTTGAATTAGTTTATTCAGGAACTAAACAAATAGAAATTCAAAGTCCAATAGTGGTGAATCCAGTTGAGCAAGTCTGAGCAAATAGGACAACTTAGTAAATTAGAACTAACTGAAATAAACGAGAAACTTCGTACAATTCAGAGATTACTTGATGGAGTATTTTCTAATTTTGGCAAAGAATATTTAACTAATTACTTAAATAATCAAAGACATGATGTAACTGCAAGGCATACACTTGGAACAGTTATTCCACACGATAGCATTTTAAGTTTAATAGATGTTGATATAATAAGATTTAAAGACAATGAGAACAAGGTTTTAAAAATTACAAATGATGGAGTAGCCGTAGATGCTGATGGAGTAACCTCAGTAGTAGAAGCTGGTAATGGTATAAATGTAAATGATGATGATGCAGACAATATAGCTGAGGTTAAGCTTGGAAATTTAACTGTAGAAACACATACGGCTGATTATGCGCTTATCAATCCAGACGACTTTTTCAGGGTTCATATTTTTGATTGTTCAAGCCAAGATTTAGTTTGTACTTTGCCAAGTGTAGATGCAGATGATTTAGGATTGTGGGTTACTATAGTTCGCGTTGGTAGTTATGTTTTACAAATAGACGGAGTTATTATAGACGGTGTTGGAATAACTTGCACAGATTATTTGTATGATTACTGTAGTTTTTCTCCTATTTTATTAACAGCTACTCAATGGGGTGTAGGCCCGAATAATTTTGGAAGATGGGGGACTGTATGAAAGAAGATAAGTTCATATTAGCTGGATTTTCAAGAATTAAAATTGTGGAAGATGGAAAGCTCAAGGGTGATTCTGGATGGATGAAAAATAGAATTGTTAGTTATGGCCTTGATGATGGCATAGGGCAGACCTTGGCGGCCTCTGCTGGCTCCAAGTTAGTCGCTTATGCCGCACTTGGGACTGGAACGGCTCCTGCAAGCAATTCAACTTCACTGGCCGGAGAAATTGACCATGCAAGCAATTCAAGGAATGGAGTGTCTAAATCTGTAATTACATCTGCCACTGGCGCAGGAGTTACAGTTAGATATTATGGTACATTCTCTTCAAGTGATGCTTACATGAGTGCAACTGCTGATATTCAAAACATTGGATTGTTTGCAATTAGCAATTTAACTGCTGGAACTATTCTTTCTGGAAATACTTATGCAACTTCAAATCTAAATACAAATCAGGACGTACAGTATTCTTATGAATGGAGATTTGCAACGGCTTAGTGGAATCCTGCTCGATGTTGGGTGTGGAAGATCGAAAAGACCTGGATTTATCGGTATGGATAAATCTGCGAAATTTAATCCAGGGATAGTTCATGATCTTGAAGTTTTCCCATACCCACTAGAAGATGAATCATGCTTAACTATTGTAGCTGCACACATAATTGAGCATATAAAACCTTGGCTATTCATAGATGTTATGAATGAACTATGGAGAATTATAAAACCAGAGGGTCAATTAGCAATAGTTGTACCATACGGCTATTCTGATAGATTTTTACAAGACCCTACTCATTGCAACCCTTGTAATCACGATACATGGAAATACTTTGATCCAAGATTTCCACTGTACGGATTTTATGAACCTAAACCTTGGCGCATACAGGATGGATTTCCACAATGGATAGTTCATGGAGACATGGAAGTAATTTTACAAAAGCTTCCACTACCTACAATAAACGAATCTTGCTAGGTATTCCAATGACCGGAGTTATTCGGTCTGAATGGCACTTGCATTTTGTATCTCAAGTGATTCCATGTAATTGGTCGCAAGGTACTGCTGTTCACATTTTACCAACATATTCACCGCTTGGATTTCTTGTAGCAGAGGCAAGGAATTTAATAGTTAAGCGTATGCTTGAAGAGAAATTTGAATGGCTATTGTTTATTGACCATGATGTTTTATTGCCAAATAATACTCTTCTTAAATTTAATAAGTATATGCGCGACAAGGAATATCCAATAGTGGGAGGTTTATATTTTGCAAAAGGTTTACCTGCTGAACCTCTTGTTTATCGTGGCCGTGGAAATAGTTATTTTAAAAATTGGAAGCTTGGCGATAAAGTATTTGTTGATGGAATGGGTTTAGGTTGTAATTTAATTCATAGTAGCATATTGCAAGTATTATCAGATGAAAGTTTGGAATATACTGTAGAAAAGCAAATTAAAGTTAAAAAGGTATTTGATACTCCTGCTGATACTTTTGAAACACCAGAAGGCTTTATGTCATATCGTGGTACAGAAGATTTGCCATTTTATGAGAGAATTATAAATGAGAATATTCTTAAGAAAGCTGGCTGGCCTAAGAAAGTTTATAGCAGAAAATATCCATTTCTATGTGATACAAGTATATTTTGCAAGCACATAGATTTCAGTGGTATTCAATATCCAACTCAAAATGAAGAAGCTGAGTTTAGATAATGTCTATTAAAATTGCACAACTTAATATAGCTGTATATGATTCTGTAAATGTAACAGAAGATAGCCCTGTAAGTTTTGGTGAAGGAATAACCTTGACTGTAGATGTAAATGATGCTATAAATGTAACAGAAGATACTATTAGTTTAATTCCAGTTTTAAAATTTTCAACTTATGATGATTTATCTGGACAAGATGTATTTTCTCAGACTGGAACTAACTATGTAGATGTAAATGATCCGGCGACTGTGGCCGAATTAGTTTCGGTATTAATTGAGAAATTAAATTTAACTGTTTATGATAATTTGAACTTAACTGAACTTATTACAGTAATTATAGATACACTTAAATTAGCAGTAGATGATGATTTAACTGTAGAGGAATATGTAGAATTCTTAACGAATGAATTACAAACTACAGTTTACGATAGTGCAACATTAACAGAATTGGTTACTTTGGCATTTGGTCAACTTCAAATAAACATATCTGATAGTATGACTATAGAAGAACTTGTAACTTTAGTTTTAACTACTCAAGGCGATATAGAAGTTCTCGATAATATAACTTTAACTGATGTAATTACAATGATGCTTTTAGCTAAAACTAATGTATATGACAATATGTCTATATCAGAACGAGTTAAAGTTTTAAGAATTAAATCTAACTTCTATTTTGGTGTACCACAAGCGAGGTATAATTAAATGGGTGCAATTCCTTGGAGTACAATAATTAGTTCAGGAGCAGATTTTCTTGGCGGATTACTTGATGATTCCGATGAAGTTGAAGCTCAATCTAAGATTCAATCTGCTGCTTTCGGTGCAAGATACGCTTACCCTGGACAAAAAGCTCTAGGTGGAAAAGTTTCAAATTATCTTTGGGAAAATCTTGGTTTAGGTTTAACTGAATCTGAGAAAAGATTAATGCGTGGTTCTGGCCGCACAAGTATAATGCAGGGTGTTAAATCTGCAACAGGCGACACACGCAAACAAGCTGCATCTCAAGGATTGCGTGGTGGAGCTATTGCAAATATACTTGCTAATATTAATCAAAGCAAAGTTCCTGCATTTGCAAAGCTTGAATCAGATATTTCATCTAAAGACATGACACTTAAACGAGAAAGGATGAAAGATATACTTACATATCTTGGTTTGAGTGCAGGATACGGAGAGGATGCAGGTAGTTCTGGTAGTGGTAATGCTACTATAGCTGGAATTGTAAATAGCCTGTATGGTAGTGGTGGGTCAGGAGGTTCCAGTGGAGCTGGCCCTGGTGGTGGAAATGCTCCTGCAACTTCAAGTGCAGGATTTGACATAAGCGGTGACACCATTGGTAGCGTTGCAGGAATGTTCGGCCCTGCCGGTGGAATATTGGGAATACTTGGAATGTTGGGTGCATTTGATGGACAACCTGGAAATATTGGAGATATGTCAGAGGGTGGCGGCGTTGGTGCAACTGGCGGTGGTGGATATTCTGGCGGCGGTTACGGTATGGGTGGATCAGAAGGTGTAGGAGGACTCTGGTAATGGCTAATTGGGGAAAAGCATTTCAAGGATTGGCAAGAGGATTTCGTGAAGGAAAAGGATTAGAAGAAGAACAAAAACGTACTAAGATTGCAGAGCAGGAACAGCTTAGGCGTGAAGAAGAAATGCATTTGTCTAAGCAAGCTGCTGCTGAAGAAAGAAGTCTAAAATTAATTCAGCTTAGACTTGCAGAAGAAACTCACAATTTAAATGTTCTTAAAGAAAAAAATGAGAGCAGCAAGATGGGTTTAACTGTATTAGAATCTATGATGGGAGAAGAAGGAATTACTCCTATTCAAAAAGATAAAATGGTTAAATCTTTTCAAGATAATTATCAAATGGACATTACTCCATATTTCAAGGAAAATAAAAATGAAAAAACTGGAGTAGTAAATACTTATAATCTTGAAAACACAAAAAGTATAAAAGATAAATTAGATCAACAGAACAAAGAATATGATCTGAAATTAAAGAAAGCTCAGATTGGAAATGAAACTTTACAGAATCAAATAAATCTTAAGAAGCTTCAACAGGGAGACATTCCAAAAACAGCAGTTGAAGCTGTAGTTGAAGCTGTATATAAAGAGCCTGGATTCGATAAGCTTTCAGCAGACCAGAAAATACAGAAAATTTCTGATGGCATGTGGAAACTTCCAACATCTGCAACAGTTACAAAGTCTCCACTAGAGCCAGGAGCTACTAAAAATATTCAAATGGAATTAGCTGGAATGGCTGAGAGCATAGGTTTAATGCAAGATATTAAGAAGAATTTTAATAAAGAATTTTTTGAATATACAGGAAAAGGTAAAAAGTTTGTTTTAGATAAAGTGATAAAGGGTGGCGGTGAAATATCACCAGAGAATAGAAAATTCATTGAACAAGGAAGAAGTCTGGTTAATGCTGCAAATAGAATGTTTAATAAGTATGTAACTGATATTTCAGGTGCTCAATTTAGCATTAAAGAAATGGAAAGATATAAAGATAGTTTTATGAATATGGATATGAATAGTATTGAATTTGAGCAAACTTATAATGATTTCGTTAAGTATATGCAAAAATCTTATAGACTTAAATCTATGTTACTTAAGCAAGGCGTAACTGATGACAAGGAAATTGGCAAACAAATAGATAACTTGCTTTTCAGTAAAGATGATCCCACATTATCACCAGAAGCTAGAACAGCTAGGGGTAGCGAATTAAAACAAATTGGAGCTGGTAAATTTAAAACACAAAAAGAATTAATGGATTTCGTTGATGACCAACTAATTAAAGAAGGATACTTCTAATGGAAGATGAATTCTATAACTATCATACTCAAAGATTGCAGGATAAAGGTTTAACTGACGCAAGAAAAGTTAGTGAACTTGAAAAAGATGAGTTTGCGGCTTATCATTCACAAAGAGAAAAAGAAGTAATATCAAAAAAGAAAGAACCAGTTAACTATGGTGATGTTGGTTGGGGAAAAGTAATTTTAAAATCTATATCTGATTTGCCTGGAAGTATTCCTGGTGGTATAGTAAAAGATATTGAAGGCATAAAAGAGTTTTTCTCTAGCCCGATTGTAAATACAAAAGGTCTTGTAGATTTATTTCTTGGCCACGGAGCACTTACAAGGTCAAGACTTGATGAAACGCTAGGCTTTGCTCCAAAAGAAAAAACAGATAAAGAAGCTAAAAGATTAAAAATGGCACTTATGTTTGAAGATGAAATGTATAAATTGTTTGGAACAGAAGAAAACTTTAAGCGCACAATTGCAGAAAAACCTTATGAAACATTTTCAACAATTACAAGTATGTTTGTACCAGCCGCAAAAGTAGGTGGTTTAGAAAAAGTAGCTAAAATAGCTTCTTATGCAGAGCCTATTAATTTAGCTACATTAGCGGCCAAGACTCCACTTACTGCTTTAATGCAAATACCAAAGATAAGAGATTTGCCAGTTAATCTTGCTTCGAGAACTTTAAAAGTTTTAGCAGATATGCCAGAGAATAGAAGAATCGGCTTAGTAAACACTTTTCTTGATAATAGAAGTGTAACAACATTCAGCGAAGTAGAAAAGATAACAGGCCAGATGGATGAATTGAATAAAATAATTAACAAAGCTATTTCAGAGCAGGATTTTGCTGCAATTTGGTTTGATCCAACTAAGCGAATGGAAGTAGATAAGATTTATAAAGGTCTTGATGATTTAAAAAAGAAAACCCTTGAAAATTCTTCTTATGGAACAGATGCAGCAAAAGCAATAGATCACGTTAAAGAAGTATTGCAAAAATCAGATACAGAATTAAAGCGAACTGAGATGATTCCAAGTGAAGTTCAATCTAGGAAAGTTAAATTCAATAAGGAACTTTCAGACGCATATCAGAAAAGTATTCAAGCACTAGAGGATACACCAATTAAGAATGAAGCCAAGATGGTTATCAACAGGAACATGAGGACTTTCCTTGAAACTGTAATTCCAGATATAAGCGTAATAAACGATACCAAACTTACTAATAAACTTTTGCAGGAAAGATTCCCTGGGGCCAGAGCTTTAAATATAAAGGAATTGAATAGGCTTGAAGGTGATCTTGCAGAAATTAGACATGCAATACAAGACACAGCAAATAAATCAAGGTTTGGCAATCTTGCATCCTGGCAACTTGTTACAAAAATGGGCGCGTTCTCTGGAATGGGATACGCCGCAGGAAGTTTAGTTGGAGCAGCTGATCCTGCTGCATGGGCAAAAGTGGGTGGTGCTCTTGGTGCAGCTCTTGGTGCATTTGATAGTTCTCCATATTTAAAATCTAAAGTTGCAGTTTATTTAAAAGACCTGCAAACTTTCGGACTTTCAAATACTTGGAATAATCCCAACGCTGCAATGATACGCATGGGATTGTATGATATAAGTAGAATTTCATCTACTCAGGAGGACGCAAACAAGCAATAAAGATTAAGATTATAATAAATAATTCCATTACGCTCCCTCCACCATGACTTTAATTAATTCTGTAGCTGTCTTGTAATCTGAAAATTCAAAATCCCAGTCAAGTTTGATACTACCAGACTTGACTGGTTTGTTCTTGGAGAAGAAGATAGTTTTGTAATCTATTCTCTTTGTACGAAAATAAATCTTATTCCTATCTTCATCGTAGCACACTAAAAGTGAAACACCCTTCGCATTTTGTATTTTATTTAATTCTCTACATTGGCCTGGAGTTATGCTAATCCTAGAATCTCTCTGAACTTTAAATTCAATAGCAACAAAACAACCATTAATGCAAAACAAATAATCAGGTATATCGCTCTGCTGCATTTCGTGACCATGAATTTTCATCCCCCAGAGTAATGGAAATTTTATTTTTAAAGAATCTAGAAACGTATGTGAAAAGATTGATTCTTTCATGGTTTACTCCTTTGGAATGATTGGCATGGATAGGAGAGCATTTTGTATTGCTATTATATGCTCCTCTCTGCTGCCGTAAACTACGGTCATTTTGTCAGCTACGTTATTTGCCCACGCTTCCCACTCCTGCCTCGTTGGCGTGGGGGAGGGCTGTGAGTCACAAGCTTTTAGGAAATGACCGAAATTGCTTTCTTCCTTCTCCATCGTTGAGGTAGGGGAGGAAAGGCCATTTACATATTTTCCTGCTATTCTCCCGCAACCTTCGCATGGGTGTGTTACATGACTCAAGCAACCTGGATGCTCACACGGCTCTCCCTCCTTTAATAGCTTGAGTTCCCCCTTCTCCCCCTCGCCGTGGAGGAGGATGTCAATTCTTATATCTTCCTTGCACGTCCACTTGGCATTGAACATGAGAACTGCCCGTTGCCTCAACTCGGACTCGTTAATTGCAATCTCGTAAGGATGAAAGATTGCTTCTCTATCATCCACTTCCTTTATCACAAACCTTCGCTCACTCATGCTCCCCCTCCTTCAGCGCCTTGTCTATATACTTTTTACACCTTTTATGGAGCGTTCTCGGCAACCCTTCAACAACCTTAATTACCCTTTTAGCGCCCCACAATTTCTTGCCACAATGCCAGCAGAATTTTGTTGGTGTGTAGTCATCGGGCCAATCTTCGTCCTCAGTACACATCACTCCCCCTCCTTCGCCGCTAGTACGGCCAAAGCCGCTTTGCATATCGCCTCTTGTGCGGTTGCTTGCCAATCTGAACTAAAATGCCTAGATGTACCAGGCTCAGTCCATATTCTGACCATATATCTATCCTTTTCATTCCTGTCAAAAACATGGCCTTTGTAAACCTCCCACGATTCAAACTTCTCCACCACCATCCAAGCGTGCTCAATCTTGTGGAGGGGGTCGAAGTCCTTCACAGTTATTTGTGGCTTGAAATATTTATAGCCAATAGAATCGACTTCGCGTGATGCCCACATTAGCCTTTCACCGGGGATGCAGTCTACATCAAGCACTTCCCACCCCATCACCTTCTCTGCCACTTCCCTGTTCACATCGTTCATGGCTTACCTCATTTGCCTTTAAAACCAGTTCATACAAAGCGCGTAATTCTTCCTCTGTGAAATCTTCACCTTCTTGATTCATTACAGTAAATGTAATTCCATCAATGTGCATCAAGTAGCTGTTCTGTGCATCTTGTTCAATGATTACTTTCATAATAACTCTCCACAAATTTAGGTACACCATCACCTTTAGGTTCTAACTCTAACTTTTCACCGGAAGCATATCTGATTTTACATAGCATGCATACATATTCACGATAAGTTGTAAAATCATCAACGTGCTGCGTGAAAAAACATTTCATCCTGCTCTTGCATTGTGGACACTTCATTTTCAGTCATCCTGTTTAGCCAAATTCCTTCGCTTCCGCAACGTGGACACAGTCCTTCTCTGTTGTCTGGAACATAAACGTGGTTACAACTTAATTCTACACAAATTTTAAGATTGTTTGGTTTCATGTTTTTTTACCTCCAAATATTTACAATACCACCAATATAATTCGCTTCCACACTTAGGACATTTTTCTCCTTCGTATATATGGCCGCAGTCTAGGCAGAGCTTTTTATTGCTCATCTTTCAACATCTCCTTTAATAGTTTTCTGAATAATTCTGTCTTAACATAAAATCCCATCTTTTTCACTAGAAAACCGCCGGATACAAGTTTTGTCCTAAGTATATCTGATTCATCTTTTGAACATCTTGCAAAGTCTTTTATCTCTATCGCTGTAATTCTTTGGTTGGTAAGCATGTTTATAATAAAGCTTTTTACATCTTTACACAACATATTTAAATCTTTAATTGTAGTAAGTTTCAAATCATCTGACTTTGTTTCTCCGGCTTGTCTGTAATCTGAATATTCACCATAACCGAAACTAGGCTTATTGTAAATCCTATCCAGAAAATCTCTTATATATGAAACATGATTATCTGTAACTAATATGCAATCATCTTTATAACTAAACAACCTTGCGGCCAGGGCAATGCTTAATTTTGCAAGTTTAAGTCTTATTGTGCTTCCAAGTACAAGTGGAAAGTTCGGTGTATATCTTTTTGCCATTTCTATTGCACATTGAAGAATATAATTTTCAGTATCTTTTTCAAATATAACTTGATTTGCTTTTCTACTCCATGCCCACAAAACTAATTTATTGCAAAGTTCACTTGTGTATTTATGTTTAACTCCGCCACCTTCGCCAAGTATAACTTTGGTATTCATCATTTCTGTATCTACTTCATTTGAAGCTATAGTAATTATAAAATCAAATCTGCTTATATCCTCTTCATTTCCAATTAGCTCTTTAATCATGTCGCAGCCTGAGTCATACAGATGCATGGCTCTTTTGCGTGGGTTACTTATCCAAACAAGCCTAACCTTCGCAGAGGTCGAGCTAGAGCCTCCTACTATGGTTCTTTCGGCTATTCCTTCGCTTCTTATTCTAGTTAATTCGCCAAACACAGCTTTGTCAATTCCACTCATTTCATCAATAACAACTAGCTTAGAATTGTTAAGTGGCAACAATCCCCATGTCATAATATTTATACTTTCAAACTTAGTCATACCGCCAATTAAACCTGCTATTGTAGAATTTTCTGCACCCTGTATAACTCCCAACTTATAATGTTTGATTAATTTACTTGCTATTTTTGTTTTGCCTGTAGAAGTATCACCAACTATCAAAGCTTCAACCCATCCTTTTTCAAAGCTTTCTCCAAGCCAAAAATGCAAAACAGAATGGAAAGCCAAATCACATGAAAACATAATGTCGTTTCTGAATTTTATAATTGGTGATAGATTTACAGAAAAATCTGCATATATATCTTTAAGCTTTCTTTCTATCTCTTCATAGTCTGAACTATACGGCTGAAATATTTTTAAATTTTCTACATCTTCTGGAGACAATTTAAAGTTATCTAAGTTAGATTCTTCTTCTTTGGCTTTCTTAACGTAATAGATAAGTGTTTGGTTTTTCGGAGAGGGTGTAGGTGTACCGTAAAATCTATACTGTTTATTTGGAACAATCTCAGAGCCTTCACTAAAAGCATGCCGAATAATAAATCTGTTTTCTTTTCTTTCGTCGTCTCCACTTGCCAAGTCCTCCATTACAGGGGATAAAAATATTTCCTGTATATATTTCTGCTCTAATAGCTCCATTTTAAACTGGCCGCATTGCATAATCCCAATCTTTCGTTTTATATGCCCTAACTTATTTTGGTTATTTATATCTATTAATTCTAGTGGACTAATATTCTCCAGTTTTAATTCTATGCTACCTCCAGTTAAGAACAACCCACAACCTGCACACATTTCCCCACGGCCTAAATCACAATTAACACGAATCCTAACTGGATACATATAGGGTTTAGCTGCTTCACCCCTAACAATTGCACGAAAAGAAATTGGCTTGTTAATATACTCTTCTTTAATTGCATCATAAAAGTTAATTTTCTCATATTTTTCTTCATCTAATTCTTCAGTTAAGTTTATTTTTGCTTCAGGAAATACATCTTCAATAAGTTTAGATTCATCAATTAATTTCCTGAAAGCTGGAAAAAACTCCCTTTGTCTATCTGTATTAAGAAATAGCAAGAAATAATCTGTAAAGTCTTTGTTGTGGTAATTAACTTCACCTTGCCTTGGCATGTTATTTTCATATCCTCACGAATCCTGGTAACAGGTTAGCATCACGATAACCATAGGCAATAACTCTTATATTGTGTGTACTCCACCAAATGTTATGTATAAATTGAAATCTAAATGTAACGCTTGTAAATGCAATTTTACCATTATAACCTTCAATTGCATAAACCATTATCCAATGATGACCATAAATAAATTTTCCATGTGGCTGAAAATGGCCTAGAAATTTACCTGTTTTGCGTTGAATGACACTAATCATCTTCATATTCCAAATTAAAATATTCTGCAACTGGAAAATCCATTTCATCAATTAGCCAGTTAATAAATTCTTCCCATTGTTCTTGGGAATATTCATTTTTCAACTCTAACATTTGCATTTTAATCTTATCCATGTCTATTCCTCCTTCTGGATATTTTAGCCATTCTATTTCTAATCTTTCTGTGCAAAATTTGTTTCTTGGTTAAACAGCTTACATGTGGTTCTGGCACACCTTCGACTTGCATTAAAGCTCCGCTTCGCCCTATAGGTTCCCAACGAGTATAAAATACAGAAAAAAATTCTCTAATTGTATCTTCTGCATTTTTCATCCACTTTACACGTTTCATGGTTTATCCTCCAAATGGTAAATCTACGATTCTAACTTCTTTTGCGAATCTTGCAAGTTCTGGCCCTACTGCCTTAACTGCACGAATTCCTGCTAAATCTTTGTCATAACATAAATAAACTCTCTTGCCAGAAAAAAGAGGCAACAAATCACGGTTAAACGAACCCTCTCCGCTGGTGAAGGTTCCTGCATTGAAACCCAATTGACAAGCCAGGATAGTATCAGGCTCACCAGCACAAAGAAGAATAAACTTAGACAAAGCTTCATCTTTCGTCACCAAATTTTCTATTGGAAAGAAATAAGAATCATTATGTCCCTTTACACCGCGAAATTTTGGATTTTTCTCTGTAACTTGACCAACAACGAGATATTTTCTGATATTTTTGAGCTGTCCTAAATGGTCATAAATTGGAATTTGTACACGTTTTTCATCTTCATTCCATCCAAGCTGAAATTTTAAAATAGTTTCTAACAACCAGCCTCTATGTGAAAATAGCATGTCTTGTAAATATTTCTTTTTAAGTAAAAGTGCGTGCGCTTCGTCAACCTCCGATTGAGATAATACACTTACCTTGTCTGAACCTACTATAAGTTGCTTTGCTTCCCTGAAAGTAAGATGCTCCATCTTCATTACTAACTTGTAAATATCGCCGCTTTGCTTACATGAATGACAGTGATATAAACCTTTTTCAAGATTTACACTTAAACTTGGCTGAGAATCGCCATGCCACGGACAGACAATATTCTGCTGCGTAACATCTGGCTTAATTTTATCGCCAAAGTATTTTTGGAAATATGTAAAGTAATTAATTGCCATTAGCTGATTTTGCCTTCTGTACGTTTTGCCACATTGTAAGCAATTCTGGAGCTAAAGTTGAATTTATGAAATCTGCAAGTTCCTGCAAATCTTTATGAAAATTATCTCTTGCCATTTTTTCTCTTTCATCTACTGGAATAGTATCCCATGAAAGCTTTACATTTATTTGTGTTTCAATCATGAAGTTAGCTGTTATACCCGTAATGGTATTAGTTCGCATCTTTCCTCCCATATTGTTCATAAAATTTAATTAGAGTTTTATTATCTTTGTACAAATACTTTAGCCGCATTTCATCATCAAGTTTATCAAAAATTTGTTGACACTTTTCACAGAAAACTAACATCTTAGAATAATCTGCATTAAAAGTTGTATTGCTTGGCTCTTTCCAAACAAAAACATATCTATAGTGAGACTTACCAACTATGATGTTTTTGCATCTGTCGCAGGTCTTGTTTCGCATCCCTTACACAAGCTCCTTATTCTATCACATACAGCTATTGGAATTCTCTGTTGTCTTGCGCTGCACCACATGAATTGGGTTCTGCGCTCATTCTGTAATTCATCATAAAATTTTAGCATTTCTTCTTGTAACTCTGGATGAGCTTTCCAAATCATCTTCCATTCTCGATCATCTGGCCGGAATCTTTTAAATGCAGCTTCTTCTGTAATCTGCTTTTCATATTCTAATTCATCATCATATTGATGACCGGCTTCTTTTTTAAGATCGGCTCTAAAGCCATCAAGCACGTCATCAATAGTAGGCGTTTTTGGTTTTACTAATTCCTTCTCTAAATCAGGATTAGATTTGAAAGAATCACCAAAGTCGAAGATGCCCATAAAAAAACCTCCTAATTATCAAACCAAAAGACTAGCCTAATATCTTCAATTTCAGATGGATATGATTCTCTGTATTCATTAAATTCAGGCCAACCATTTCCAAATAAATATCCCCATTGTTTGTGTTCTACTAAATAATCATCTGTAAATTTTTTATGCCACTCAATTACTTCCTTAATTTCTTCTGCATTTAGCCATGACATGCTGTGTGCGTCTCGTTTCCAATTTTTATATTCTAATTCTACGACTTTTGATAAATTTTTTGGTAAATCTTTGGGTGGCGAAATAGGTTGAATTCCACCATTCCTTACTCCAGCCATTTTACCAAACAATGAATAATTCCTTTCCAAATTTGGCTGGTCGTAAAGATACCATTTACCATTTAATTTTATTTCAAAAAAAGCATGAATATCGCATCCCATAATATTTACCCCCACAAATTGAATTTAATTGCAACTGAATTCAATGAGCAGTTTTCACAATCCTGAGTCTGCTGCTTGGTGCAACCATCGCACATTTTCTGAATAGAATCTTTGCAAAGATCAAAGTTTATTTCAGTTTCAACTGCATCTTTAACCATTTTGGAATGTTCTAGTTTAAGATTAGCATGTTTAGCCTGTAATTCAGCTAAATCCCTTTTGTAATATGCAAGTGTAGTAGCTAAACTATTCATTGGATTCATATTTTCTCCTTTTTTAGTCCCGTTTTGCTTTCTTATCTTTAGGGTCTGTTTTAATCAAAACGGGCAAAATGGATGTCAAGACCGAGTTTTTAATAACCGTTAGCTGCCAAAATAAAAGAAATAATCATAAGTATTGCAAGGGGCGGAATAAACATAGCTAATCTCCTTTCTTAAAATGGTATGCCGTCTTTTGATTGGTTTTTGGGTTCTTCTGTATTTTCCCCATACTCCTCTGCTCTTATCTCTTGTGTTCTTGCTGCTTTGTACTGCCTAATAAAGTTTGCAACTTGTACCAGTTCTTCTTTTGCAAGAACTCTGTCTTTAGTGAATTTCACTTCTGCGTATTCAAATGTTTCACTGGTTTTCTTTGCAAGCGAAAAAATACTCACAATTGCTGCATAAGGCAAACCTCTGTCAACCAAACTTGTCATGTAATTTTCAAAACTTCTGATGCTTGTAGGCGGAACCGTCAACCTGCGTGGTAACAACGAACCTTCCATGAGAATATGCAATCTCTTCATATTCTTGCAAGCTTTACCTTTGCCATCTGAACCAAATTGATTTTGCTTGCAATTTGCACATTTATCAGATTGACATTTAGGGAGTGTTAAATCTGGTGTAATTCCATCTAAACTGTAACAATCTGGAGCAGCGGCAGCACCGCCACTGGACATTTTCTTTTCCCACCATGCATTAGCCGCATGTTGGTCAAGGATGATTCCTTCAAACTTTTCAATTTTACTTTCATCTGGCATTACAAACATTTGACCTCTGTGAATAATGCCAATTTGGGGTAATCTTGGAACAACCCCTTCCATGTTTTGCGCAAGATTAAATACATCTTGCAACTCCGGTGGAATTTCTACACTTGTACTTCTTACTTCTGTTGATATTTGCATACGAAATTTTTCGCCTCCTTCAGTGTTTGAAATCTGTAGTTTTGAAATCCATCCCATACTTTAAATTCAGTTTTAAGTTCATCTTTGTCGCCAGGATATTTTGCCTTGTAGAACCAACTTTGCAGTTCTACACAGCAACTATTTCCTGTTTTTTCCGCTAACTGTGTTACTAACTTTTCCAGGGTCTTTTGCAATTGGTTCCTCCTTTTGTTTAAGCGGTAAAAATCTAACACATTCATGTTCTTCATAGTACACAGTTTTACAGTGAACACAATAATAAAACTGATATGAAACTAAACTTTGCAGTCCGACAACCTGCTTAAATTCACCTGTCTTTAAATATGGAAGTATTTCATTTTTACATGCAGGACAGTAAAGAGCCATTATTTATATCCCCCAATATTCTCTGCTAGTTTTCCAAAATTTATATTTGTTATTACTATTAAGACAACTATCAAGCTCCAATAAAATTTCAGTTAAATACTTATGATATTCTTTAATCATATCAAGATTCATTTCGCGGCTTGAGGATTTGAAATAATCAGGGTTGTCAGAAATATCTAAAGTTAGTCTTTTTAAGAAATTCTGCTCTGTTTCATCTTTTTTCTGTTTTATTCTAGGTTTCATAAGTGTACGTTTAATTACATTCTTAGGAACTTTTCTATTCCATTGATAACTTGCCCACGCATAAGTCATAGTTTGAAAATCTAATGTTTCCGCCGAATATTGGTCTGAATCTTCACCGGAGGTTTTAATTTCGATGATTACAACGTCATTATCAAGCAAAGTATTGGCAACAACGTCAGGTGAAGCTAATATGATATATTCATTTTTATGCTTCTTGCCTCTGGAAAAAATAAAAGGCACATTCCAATTTACTATTTGATAGTTCTGGAAATATTCTTTTGTATCTTCATTATCATGATATTTTGAAATATAACCATAAATAAGCTGTGAACATAAAACTTGGTCATATTTTGTGGTCAAGCTTTTGAATTCTTGCGAATCTAACACATTATCTTCAGGGTCTTTATTTTCCATTAAATTTAAATAAAATCTTTTAATGCCATAATCAACGGCTGAACCTACTTTAAAAGCATTTTGCACACCTTTCCAGTTATTACTTGCTGGCTTTATTCCATTAAAATATTCATTATAGAATGAGTGTCTATCATCTATAAAGTGCTTAAGTTGATGCATATGTAGGAGAATTTTAGATTTCATATTCCTCTTTGCCCTCTGTTAGAAATTCCTGTAATATCTCAGATTTGTAGAAATAATTATACTTCTTGTGAAAATACTTTTCGCAAATAAGCTTTACTGTATCACAACTACAATCGAATATTTCTTGAATTTCTTTGCGTGTAAAACTCATTTGCTTTGCAAGCTTACCAAATAAGCCTGTATTTACTTTTACAGTATTCGGAATTATTTTTAATGCTCTGAGCAGTTTTTCACTTGGCAAGTAATAGCTAAATTTTTTCACTAACTCGCCGGAAAATACTTTCTCTGCTAATTCTTCATTGGAAAGCATTTTCCCATACATAGCATCAACCTGCGTTCGTGAAAGATAAGTAGTTGTGGATAGACCGTTAAGATTCATTTTCGTTCTCCGATTTGACTTGTTTAAATACTTTCCAAAAATCTGATAAGTCATGATTTTCTTTTAAATTATGAAAACTACAAAGTTTCATTTTTAATAAAATTTTATATGGAACTTTTGCTTCAATTGGCTTATCGCTTACTACTAATTCAGTGTCACCGAATCTTTTGATCGCTTTTTCATATAAAGGCATTTCATTTTCTTCAAAATTTGTCACGCCGGTTCCGCCATCTGTCCAATGTTTTAAATCTATCGCTTTCATATTCAATCCTCCCTGAATAACAACAACGGTGTTAATTTACTACATGGTAAAACCCACGAAAATGATATATATTAAAATAGTATAGAATAAGATTGAAGAAAAAATTATGTAAGTTATTGTTTTCATTAGTTATTTTCCGTGAACCATATTCTTTAGTGAATCTTTTGTGATTATATCAGAAACATTCTTTTTTGCCATTAAGACCTTTAAAATGGATACGTCAATAGTATCTCTAGCTAATAGGTCATAGTATGATACTTTATTCTTTTGTCCTACTCTATGTGCTCTATCTTCGCTCTGTAGGCGATTAATCAGACTATAATCATTGGCATAATAAATAACTCGCTCCGCTTTTGTCAAGTTAATACCTAATCCGCCCGTTGATGCCGTGCCTATTATAACTTGAATTGAACCTTTTTGAAATTTATCTACTAGAGAATTCCTAGTGTAAATATCTACTCCGATTAGATTAGAAGGTATATCATAAGACCTTTGGATCATGTTTTCCGGTAACTTGATATTTGAAAACTTGTTAAGTGAATTGTAAAGAGCATTTACTTTCTTCAGAAGTTCTAAGTCGGGATTTTGGTTTATGTCTGGATGGTTTCTTTTGACAAAATCAAAGTAAGCTTTTTTGATTGCTTCTAGGGTGTTGCTTTCAGGCTTTAGTAGGTCTAAGATTTGACCTAGGGGAGAGTTTTTATCTATGGTATCACTTTGTTTCACTTCATAATTGAAATCGCTAGTGCCGCCAATTAAGCACCCAAAAGAGATATTTTTGTCCATGCAAAGCTTTGCTATTGCTTTTATATCCCTTTGAAACCTACTCCATATGATAGTTGATGTTCCATTGTTAGAATCTAGTAAATCTTCTAAAGCTTCAAGTTTTGGTTGTTTCTCAAATTCTACTATTTTGTTTTCAGGTGTTTTGATAAATCCACTTGTAATTTGTGAAAGTCTAAGTAACTGCACTAGAATAATCGGCGCAGTAACTTCTTGTCCATCTAATTGAGACAGGCAATAAGTGACCATTTGATTGTATACTTCTTGATTTTCTGCTGGTAATTCTATAGGTATTTGCATATACATTTTGTCGGGAATGTCAAGACAATCTTTTTTCAAGAATCTTATGGCGTTTTCAAATAATTTTTCGCTTATTTCATTATATGTGCTTTTCTTAGGTCTTAAATTCCAGCCTTCTTTCCAGAAATATTTGTCAATAAATCGCTCGTAACTAAAACCGAATTTCTTTCCCTTGTCAATGCAAAGTGAAGGCGAAAACAAGTCTATACTCCCTTGACTTACAGGGGTACCGCATAATCCCATAACGTATTCAGTCTTGTTACATAGGTCTATAAGTGACTTACTTCTCTTAGCTGTAGGATTTTTGATCTTTATAAACTCATCTATTATAATATTTGTCTTTGAATCTATCAAGTTTAATAATTCTTCTTGGATAGATTCTATTCCTTCAAAGTTAATGATGAAAAAATCCACTTTGTTTTTAAGTAGTCCGATTTCTTCTAGTTTGTTTTTCTTGCTGCCAGTTATCATAAGTGAACTAGAGTTATTTGTCCATTTTTTAATTTCGTTTTCCCAATTATACATTAAAGATACTGGGCAAATTATGAAAGACTTGTTTATTTTATCTCTTTCTTTTAAGAATCTATGACGCTCTATAGCCACGCGAGTTTTACCTAATCCCATCTCGTCTAAGCTATAAAACGCCGGAAATCTTACAGCGTACTCTAACTCAAGCTTTTGGTGATTAAAGGGATACCTATATTCCTCTGGTATAAATGAATAATCTAACAGGTAATCCCTATCTTTTATATTTTCAATGGTAACTTTTTCTTTAAGTAGTTTGCGCTTTGTTGCAAGTTCATTGTCAAGCTTTAATTCTTTCTGGTATTCTTCTAGGAATGTTTCGGAGAAAATATAGTTATCATTATTAGCATAGTGTGATATTAGTTCTTTGAAGTTCTTAACTGTAGTGGGCATTAAAATAAGTGTAGCGTGATCTTTATAAGAATCCACAAAGTATTTTACATCGGACTTGTCATATTGCCAACCTGATACTTGCTTATCGAATACTAGCTTGATTTGTCTGTTTTCTACAGTTATGCTATGCATATAAATGCCTGTAGCCTCTTATTATAGTAAAGAAGTTTAAATTCTTTACCGTCAAATTTTAGTTCTATTTTTTGGTTAGGGATAGACTTGTCCCCTGCTAGATAGAAGATTACAGCGGTTAACTCGTCATCTACGGGAAACCTATTCGATCTATCCCACATTGAGAGATACTTCGATGCTATATCCTTTTTATACTGGATACCTGCTTGGATTTGGATAGTAAGGTAATCCTGTTTAGCTTGATTTAGTTCTATTTCTAGTAACTTTATTTTTTCCTTTTGAAGTGATAACTTATTATATATATCTGTCATATTGTGGTGCCTCTATATCGTATTTTTGAAGGAGTAATTTCACTTATAAAGGCCATTAAGCTTTTGACCTAATGGCCTTTAAAGGGAAACTAAGCCATTTCGAGCGTTTCTCCCATAGCTTCGCAAGCCAGTGTAGCCAATTCCGTTCTTTCATCCGGTGTCAAAGCTTTCAATTCCTGAGCTTCGACTTTCCTTCCAGACGGACCGCTTTCAAAGAACTTCTTGATTGCTTCGATTTTCCTCATTAGGTAGTCTCCTTGTTTATGGTTTGCTCCTTGACTTAACCTTGCCATTAATGACCGCAAAGCTTTCCCTTGCGGTCATTGTGGAGAGGTTACGCAGGGCGTTTCCTGATTTGCCAAAAAAGCTTCTTTCCCTCGTATGTGCCAGATACTTTCAGGCTGTTAGAGATTCCCATAAGAGGTTCAATGGTTTCAATGTTCTCCGTGACTATACGCTCGGCAAGGGAATGGGTGTCAATCTCTTCTTGTCCTTCGGGTTTCTCATCATCTATGCCGAAGGTTACGGCGTAAATGTTTCCGTCCGAAAAGGGTTTCTTACTGTCCATGCCTACTGTAATTACGTCCTTTCGGCACTTTCCCATAATGGCCGCAAACTTTTCGGTTAGGGTGGTAAAAAAGGTTTCCTTGGTTTCTCCCATTTTGGCTTGCTGTGCTTTGCGCTTTGCTTGGAGCTTTTTAAGTAATGCCAATTCTTCGGGTGTCATAAGGTCATTGTCTGTGGTGGTCGCTACGGCTTCATTCATGTTGTTTTCTCCTTTGTTTAAGTTTAGAGTATAATAACATACTAGGATGGGGAAGTCAAGGAAAAAATAGATAGAATTTTCAATCTTTTTATGGGAAGGCTAGACACATAAGAAAAAGTTATGTATAGGGGCTGAAGTGACCTCTCAGATTAGCTCAGGATAGACGTTTAAGGTAGTATTTGACCATTGATATTGACTAGTTGGAGAAATGCGATTGTAGGCCAAATCAGCTAAAAACGTAGTATATTCAATGACTTGCGGAGCATAAATCCTGCAAAGTTAGCGTTCACTCACTTGCATAATTATAGTATATTGCATATAATTATATGTCAAAACTGATAATATTGTAAATGCAGGTTCATGGTGTATAGTAACAGAGTTAAGTCTAATTAGGTCTAATTGAGTTACCTTAAAAAAGGGTATATAATAGGAGCAAAAGTATAGTTTCTTTTTACGCTTAAAAGGATAGATATATCAGGGGCTTAGAAGGGAAGGGAAGAGTGAGAAAAAAGTATAATAATTTTTAAAGTATGTAGTGACCTTAAAGCTTAGTAATACCAGTATGTTACGGCCTGTCTAAAAAATACGCTATAGAATCAGAAATTTCAGAATTTTTCAGGGAGTTATAAAAAATAAATAAAAAAAATAAAATTTTATGTTTTTTTGTATATTGTGGGTGCATTGTAATTCTGTAAATAGTATATTTATTTATATGCATCAGTTTTTT